TCTGATGGGCGACCAGGTAATGAACCAAGTATTACCGGTTCTTGCCGTGTTTCGCCATCTCTAAAATATCCTAACACCCAACTTCCCTCTACTAAACCACTTGGTGTCTGGCCAAGTCCAGTAATACCTGCTGATGTAACAGGCAATAGTATAGACGCCCATGGTAAGTCGGCCGTTGGGAGTAATTCTTTGTTTGATGTGTGATGACCAAGGGCACGTACTCTTAGTCGGCCAGTGTAAGTAGGGTCTAATCTATCCTCTACTACGCCAACAAACCAGATAAAACCATTTAACCCTAAAATTTTATTGTTCATACTTTTTATTTTTTACCGATATATGTTTGCTTTTAATTCACTCACTATACTCTATTTAAGCCTATTTAATATGGCCGTACGCAACCACTGTATAGACCTATGTATATGACTTATCCCTTGTCCAATATAGAAACAGGCAGTCGCCAGACTGACTTTATCACTTGACCCCTTGTAGAACCTCTGATATTTCTCTTTATGATATATTTCTATCAGTTCATTTGAGAGGTTGCCAATGTTATTCTTAAATTTGTCTATTACATTTCTCATTGTTCTTATTTACTTGCCTTTCACTGTCGTTTGTGTTATATTGTAGACCATATACTCAATTCTGATAGATGGCCATGTCCTAAGCGCTCGGAAGCGTCGGAAAATCTCTGATTCTCTGTATCTCTCTGAGGAGTTATCATTTAAATACTCCTTCGTTTGTATTATCTAATAGTGTATCGTCTAAGTCATACTTTAAGACGTTTACAGACTCTTGGTTTTCTCTTGTATCTAAGGTATTGATATTTTCTTGTGGGTAACCCTTATAGACTGAATCTTTAAATATATCCAGTACCATTTCGTGTCTATCTGTGCCTGTTTGTACCTTGTGTCGTATTGCCTTTACTAAGTAACGTCCACTCATATATGGGTCTAGGTCTAACGGATTGTCAACTCCAGACGGTTCATAACTTGGCATTTCAAATGCTATTAGATCACCAACACTTACACCAGTAAACCCTGGTACTGTAATAGTTAATGACATTGTTTCAAATGATAATCGTTGACTTAATCTTTTTGGTAGTATGGTCTCGTTAGGCACTCGTTCTATATCAGTGTGTATATTCTCGGTTGTTGATTGTATATACTGTGTGCCTGCTGGAAACTCACTAAAATACTTGTTTTCATTGTAGTTAAACAATGGCATAATACTCTTATAGTCTTGTAGACCACCTGTGCCGTCATGCTCTGTATGAAACGATTTACTATACTGTTCAGCGTAATCAAAATCAACTTCACTAAAGGTCTTATTAAAATTATCATGTGTCACCACACGAGCATTATATACACCGTTTCTTAAATTCTTTAGTGTGTTAAACTGTTCGTTAATTTGAAAATGTGATACAGTTTGCATCTCTTTTATGACATCTCTATTACCTCTGGCGTCACGTATATTGGCAGGTTTAGGTGTGTACTTTGCCTGTACTGGTCGTGCAACACTATTTGATATAGCTAACATAGACTCTATTGATTGAAAGTGATAACCAATGGCAGTTTCATAAAACAACATACCAGCATTGTCAAACACCTTACTTTCGGCATTCTTACCAAACTCATCTATTGCCTCAAATGGTCTTAATTTTGGTGTGGTGTACTTACGAATACCTTTTGTTTCTTCTACAATCAATGTCTTCTTACATTGTAATTCATTTCTTAATATTGACATGACATTGTTTTCGTATGTGTCAGTAAATGCTCGTTCTACTTTGACTTGTTCGTTCTTTATCATCTCTGCTGAACAAAAGTTTAACTTATACATCTGAGTTCTAGGAGAGGCACCAACTCTATCGGCAATCTTGTAGATAAACATAGGGTGACCTGTGTCTTTTGTAAAGTCGTAACCTCTACTTGTGCCAGGTGTAAACAACTTAAATTCTATTCGTTCAAAACCTGTTAAGGGTAAATGACCTACTACGTTTTGTGCGTCTGTTAATACAATTTCACCAGATAGGTTTTTGTTATATAATCCCTCATATACATTTACCTCTGTGACTAGTGATCTTACTGAAATTCTTTTTGGTCTACTGCCATCTGCTGATTGAAAAGAAACTAACTCTACATCTGATAAGACGTATTCGCCTGCTTGTTTTAATTGGTCTGTATCAATTTCACTATACATATCATTCTATTTCCTAACTAGTCTTTCAAATTCTTCTATGAATAGACCTAGAAATTGTGGTTGTAACAACTTAATTGTTCTTCTTTCATCTTGTAGTCTTTGTTCATACTCGTAATTTGAAACTGATTGAGCACCAACGGCGTCTGAGTTAACTTGTACTTTGTGTGAGTAGTCTTCAGGTCCATTACCTGTTTGTCTGCCACTTGATTGTGTTACTTCATAATGATGTACAGCGTCAGGATTGGCATACTTATCTCTAACATATGTTTCAAAGTCTTGCTCTGATAACGGCCATTCATAGTAAGCGTCTGTTATATCATTGGTCATTAATATTACCCAATGTAATTCTGTATCACCAAAGTGTTTAAATGCTGTTGTTTCTGGTCTTTCACCATTTGGTACATCATACGTTTGATATAGACTTGCCTCATCTCTGATTTTAGACCTGACCTTAATTCTTCTCATCAAGTCTGTTACCAGTTTTACTTGACCATTACCTTTGATGTCATAGTAACCTTTTGGAAAATTAGTAAAGTACGCCATTAAAATCCTTCAGCAATTCTTTCTTTAGTCATTACTTCCGTTTCTTTAAACGTTAAGTTCACTGTTGCCAACACAGGAGCAGCGCCTTGGTTGTCTGCCTTAAATGTGGTAAATACACCCTCAGGAGCATAGTCTATGTTCATATTTGCCAATACACAACGACTAATTCTTGGTATATATGTGTTAATGTTTTCTCTGTACATGTATGTAATTTGAAACTCACTAGGTACATTAAAGAAACCTTTTGTGTCACCTTGTATTCAGGATGCATATGAAACTTAAATAGATTTATTATCTTGTGCATTTGGTCTTTCTCCTGAGCATTCTTAGGAGCAAACTCAAACGGAAACTCAAACTCTCTAAAGTTTACTTTACTAAACACCATCTCTTGTTGTGGGTTTACTGCCAGACCTTTTGCCTTATCATAAGCTGCCTGAACATTCTCCATACCCGGTATCAAACCAACAGCACCAAATATACCTGTTCTTGCTAACATTTTAACAGCGTCAGCACCACCACTTTTGATTGCCGCCATAGCACTTGAAATATCTTTTATTTTACCTAGTTCTTGCCCTAATAAACCGGCAAGACCTGTTTCTATACCATCTTGTGCTACACTATAACCAAACTTTAGAGCTTCACTTGGTGTATATAATATGATACTGTCTGATAAAAATGTATGTGTTGGTGTTTTCTCATTCATACCTGATTTAACACCTTGTAGTCTTGTCGCTTGTGGGTTAGCAAATGAATTTTGTCTTTTAATTTTAGTTACGGATTTTTGATATGATGTAGTTTCACCTACATAAGAACCACCAAAGTCTGCCTGTGGTATTACTCTAACATTTGCCTGTTTATCTGGTTTAAATTTTGATGACTTGTGCATTATTACATCAAAGATAATATAATGACCCTCACCTAAATTAGATGTTTCTTGTGGATAATACACCGTACCATACTGATACGGATTCTCTTTCATGTGTGCCGTTGGATCTATATTATCTATTTCTAATGGTGATTTGTTTAATAACCTAGCAGCCAACTTTTTCTTTTGACCACTATTAGCTAATATGTTATTGGCGAAACTACCTATACTGGAGCTCACCATGTTACCAATCTGTTGTTTTAATATGTTCTTAACCTTGCTTGTAAATGCCATCTAAATACCTATATATTAGTAATATTTATAATGAAAAAAAGACAATCATACAAAGGTATTTACAGACCCACCAACCCTAAGAAATATGCTGGCGACCCTACTAGAATTGTATATCGTTCTAATTGGGAGCGTAAGTTTATGGTATATTGTGACAGGACAGAGGATATAGTCTATTGGGCAAGTGAAGAATTGGCGATACCATATATCAATCCTATTGATAGAAAGAAACACCGTTACTATCCTGACTTTATCATAAAGACTGCCAAAGGCAAGCGTTATATGATAGAGATAAAACCATCTGCTCAAACTAAAAAACCTAGACCTAAGACAAAGAAGTCAAAAGCATTTATGAGAGAGAGTTTAGAGTATATCAAAAATGTGGCTAAATGGCAAGCCGCTGATGTGTATTGTAATGATAATGGTTTAGAGTTTAAAATCTTTACTGAAAAAGAATTAGGTATTTACTAGGCAATCGCCGTACCATTTAAATTAATTAAAGTCGGGTCTGTGTTTTTATTATCAGTATAAACTGTACTCATACTAGAACCTGAATTAGATGTATTACTTTGTGATGTGTTGTTATTAATTTGTACATTTGCTGTACCACTTGAAGTTATCTCCTGAGAACCTGCCAATGCTTTTGTTCTATCTTCAGCATTCATACTAGCAAACTCAATCTTTTTACCTGCTTGTATATCATCAAGTGATATACTAGTATCAGGTATTATCTTTTGATTTACAGGTGACTCTAATTCTTTTAACTTATCTTTTTCTTCTTGTGTGACATCACCCTCTTTCATAAGGGCAGTCGCCTCTCTATTTTCTTTTGCCTTTAATTCTACTTCTTTTTGGTCTTCTTCTTTGTCTTTACTTGTTTTTAACAAATCTATATCAACACCAAATTTACCTAAAACTTTATTAATTAATCTTATAACACCATTAATCATATCAATAAAGAAATCTTTAATCATAGTAAATACAGATTTAAAGAAGTCAAATATTTTACCTGGTATTTTCATTATGGCAGCCGCTACATCACCAATCTTATCTCTAAATTTATACATCAATAATAATACACCAGCGATAGCAATACCAATTAATACTTTAGCAGAACCAAAGAAACGTGCTACTGCTTTTACACCACTAGCAAACTTCTTCAACGATTTAGTAAGACCACCTTTTGTGAAGAAAGTAAATACATCTGTTACACCATAAGCAATATCTCTTACTGACAACAGAGCGTCACCAACAGCAGTAAACGGCAGCATTAATTCTTGTAAGAAAGATGATGATGGACTTCTATCTCGTTGACCACCTGTATCTACACCTGTGCCTAATGAATCTTGTTTCTCTTGTATGTCTTGTTTTATTTTAACTAGATTTTCTTCATCAGCTAATATTCTTTGATTGTCGTCAAATGTTAGTGTTTCTTTTTTTAGTAATTCTGCTTTACGTTTTTGTGCCTCTTTTTCTTCTCTTACCAATATTTTTTCAGCCATGATTATCTCACGCTGTCTATCTCTTATTTCTTTTTTTGTAAGAATAGATGTTGCTATTACCTGTTTACCCTCTTTTTCAATCACTCTGGTTTCAGCAGCGATATTGTCTGATCTTAACTTCTCTACCTCTTTCGCTGAGGTATCTCTTTGAGATTTTAATTCTTCTATTCTCTTACCTAAACCAGTGTTAAATTCTTTTACATTTATGCCTAACTTTTCAATAATCTTCTCAGCACTTTTAAAAGCATTCAAAAATCTTTTTTCACTACCACTCTCTGCCTGTTCAACTATTTTACTAGTCATTTGCCTTTGTACAGTAGGTGCTATGATTGTTTTTTTACCAGCACCAACAGTCTTCATGGTTTCGCTAGTGATGATCTTTGCTAACTCTCTAAAATCTGAAGTTTCTATTGCCATTATTTTTTACTTTTACTTGTTCCTGTGTATAGACCAAACCAGGCAGCGCCAGCACCAACTACGATACTGATTAACCCACTTTGTTCCATTGTTGGAGCACCTAAGTTCATATACCATATTACACATTTGTATAATAACACTATGTAAACTGTTAAGAACAATCTAGGAAATATTCTCCAAGCGTCAACAGCTCTCGCCATGTGTATTAATTTAGCATATGGGTTAGGACCCATGTCTTTAACGGATGTATCTACTTCTAAATCAACTTTTACTTTTTTAGTAATTTCCCTCTTATCAGCAGGTACAACAATTTTGTCTTCTATTTCACTCATTTGCTTATTGCCTCTCTATTTCTTCTCTCGTTTTCTTCTTTTATCCAATTAGACAACAATGACACATATACGTCACGTTCCCATGGCATTAAGTTTTCAATCTCTCTCAACGAATATTTATGATGTTGTATCAGTGCAAAATTAGTTTCAAAATAGGCCTCTAGGCTGTTATGGGAGAGGCTGATTCGAAAAAATCTGATAGTCCTGATAAAACAATAGTATTTTCTACTTTCGTTGTTGGATTAATTACTTTCATTTCATGTCTTAATCTAGGCATAGTATCAAAAAACTTTTTGATGTTCAAAAAGGAATCTTGTGATAAGTTTTCAAAAAACTCCTTTATCTCGTCTTGTGTACTCTCTTTACCTGGATATACCTTGTCACCCTCAAATATGTGATCAACACATTTAGATAGAACCTCAAATATTTCGTCTATCGTAGCATTGTCCATACTTGTTTTGCCAGACTTTAGTACACTCAGCGTTGGATATTTTAGTACAACTCCAAGATTTCTTTCTTCATCAACAATAATTTTGTTTGTATGTTCATCATCAACTTCAACGTTGATTTTAGTTAGGTCAACTTCAACATTAGCATATGTTTTCTTGTCATCTGGACACAATACTTTAAATTTAGAAATCTCACCCACAGACTTAGCTCTTATATTTAAAAATATATACTCTAAATCAAATGTAGGTAGTTCTTCTACTTTAAGTGTGTTAAATGTACAAGTGTCAACTATTTGTCTTGTAGCCTCGTATATCTCATCTTCTTTTTGAGATTCCATAGCCATTAGTAAAATCTTTTCTTCTTTTACTAAAAATGGTCTATATTTGACTTTTGTATCTTGTGATGGTAAAGTCAATTCATATGTCGGTGTATTTACCTTTGGTAACGCCATTATATCTCCTTATTATATTTTCAGTGGTGGCACTTTAAATGGTGGGAACACTCTTCCACCTGTTATAGGGCCAATTGGTACTCGTCTTCTAATATCATTTAATACATCACGGCCAGCACGTCTTAATTCAGGTGGTAGTTTACTAAACAACCCACCAAATAATCCACCGTACTTAACTGTTGGTACATTAAATTCTTTTTGTCCTAATAATGATACATTATCTGCCTCATCTATAAAATAGTTTACCCAATATCTAAATGTAAATGTTACATCAAACGTTTGTACTGTATTTGTATCATGTGAATACTGTACAGGACTAATTGATTTAGGGTAACAATCAAATAATTTTACAGCGTAAGTTACATCATCTCTTTCGTTTTGACTAGCGTAATTACCTAACTGTAATATATTGATTGGTGAAACATAGTTATCATAATAATTGTAATTGAAAGTAGTTGTACTTAAAGCGGCCTTTTGCCATAACTCAAAGTAACTTCTTTCTCTCATAAACTTGTCAGCATAAAATGTTGCTGTTATATCTGCTGATTTAAAATCATATGCCACTTTTCTAGCAGGACCATTGTGTCTAACTTCTTTCATACTTACTTCTCTGTCTGGCATTTGTATTGCTGAACAAAATGCTTGTACTCGTCTACCATTAGCTAAATGTGCCGATCTTAAATCTTGTGTAAGAGCAAAACCTCTATTCTCATCTGTTATATCTTGTGAGTAAACAACTTCATTGTCAGCACTGCCTTGTAAGGCGTCACCAACACCGTTTGGTAAATTAAATTCAACATAGTATCTTGCCTTTCTAGCAAAACCCTCTCCCTCATTTACAAAAGCAAGTATTCTACCCATTGTAGAATCTGGATTACCACCTGCTCTTTGTTTTAATCTACTATCGCCTTGTACATTATCTAGTGACCTATCTCTAGGTACACCGATACGTACATCAAAACCACCAAATCGTTTACCACCTCTTAAAATTGCCATTAGATCATTCTCCTACTGTCTGCCCATACTCTAGTTGTACCTGCTTTCTTAAATTGTTGTACAGGAAGATATACTGCCATGGCAGCCTCGTCAAAGTCTATTCTTAAAAACCTTGATCTTACTTTTTCATACAAATATTTTTTAATAGTTGGTTTTGCTATTGCTATATTTTTGATACCATCATATGTAGCCTCAATTTTAGTCTTAGCACTAAAACCACCATCAGAAAACTTTTGCATTCTTTCTAACAATCTAAATCTTAACAAATACGGCAAGTAGTGAAAGTTCATACCCATAAAACCACCTTTAATTGGTTCTAATGGTAAGACTAGCGGAAATGCATCATAGTAAGGTAATGTCTTCTTAAATTTAGGGTCATAGAAGAACATATTTAATCTTCCGACACTTGGTCTACCAATTAACTTACCTTGATTCATCAACTTTCTGGCTGTAAATTTATCAGCTAATGATTGAACATTCGTTCTATACCAATTTGCTGACTTTTTTACACCACCTTGTTTATCTACTAACGGATCCAGAATACTTGCCATAACCATATTTATACGCCTAAAATTAAAAAAGAGGTAGCGATTTCTCGCTACCCCTTAAAGCCTCAGTTTAGAGAGAGATAGATTACTCTTCCTCAGCTAATTTACTAAAGTAAGACAATGTATCGTCTTCGTCACTAGCCGCTGAAGAGGCAACTGGTTCGCTTTTCACTGGCGTTGTAGATTTTGGCGGGAGGTTTGCATTTTCTACAGTGCTAGCGTTTCTATCACCTGTAATTACCCTATTCAGTTTCTCTTTGAGTTCATCATAGGTCTTAAAATTACTAAGGTCAAGGAAAGGTTTTAGAGCGTGTTGTTTTGACCAAACTTCTTTGATCTTGTCATCTTGCTCAGCAAGTGTTGACACACCCTCAAACTCAGATTTGTCATAGTTCCAATAACCATCAACTTTTCTGATTTTTAGTTTAAAGTTAGCACCTTTCCAAAAATCAAATGGGTTGATTGGTTGTTCATCATCAAAAGCAGGTTGCATCGCTTCAGTGATCTTATCAAATATTTTTTTACCAAACTTGAATAAGAATACCTTACCCTCATTCTCTGGATGTTTAGGGTCTGACACGACAAGAATATTTGAGTAGTAAGATAATTTTCTTTTTCTCTTTCTAGCAATATCTTTATCACTATCTAAACCTGTATTCCAAAGTCT